AATGCAGCTTTAATTATTGCACCTAAAGGTGTGTATAGAAATTGGATGAACCAGGAGTTACCCAAACATTTACCTGATCGTATAAATGCTAATATAGTATGTTGGACACCAACGCCTAATAAAAAACAAAAAGAAGAGTTTGAAAGTTTAAAAGTTATTTCTGAAAACTTAACAATATTTTTAATGAATGTAGAAGCTTTGAGCACACTCAAAGGTTATGAAGCTGCTTACAATTTTGTAAAAGGTCATGAAACTTTAGTAACAGTTGACGAATCAACCACTATAAAATCTCCTACTGCTTCAAGAACTAAAAGCACTGTTAAGTTAGGACTTCATGCAAAGTATCGTAGAATACTTACAGGATCTCCTGTAACAAAAAGTCCTTTGGATTTATATACACAATGTCAATTTTTAGATTCAGAGCTATTAGGATTTAGTTCTTTCTGGGCATTTATATCAAGGTATGCTTTGATGGCACCTAGAAATGCTGCAGGTGGTGCTCACAGTTACCAACACATTATAAAGTATGTAAGATTAGATGAGCTTAATACTAAATTAGAAAGTTTTTCTACACGTATTTTAAAAGAAGATTGTTTAGATCTTCCAGAGAAAGTATATATGAAAAGAAGTGTAGAGTTAACTTCTGAACAAGTTAAAGCTTATAATGAAATGAAACAGTTTGCTGTTGCAGAATTAGAAGATAAAACAATGACAGCTTTTTCAGCATTAACACAAATGATGCGATTACATCAAATAACATGTGGCCATGTAACAACAGACGATGGCACAATACAAGAAATAAAAAGTAATCGTTTAAAAGAATTATTAAATTTATTGGAGGAAACAGATGGTAAAATTATTATTTGGGCTAATTATAGATACGACATACAATCAATTACCAAGGCTTTGGAGAAAAAATATGGAAAGGAATCTGTTGCTAGTTTTTATGGGGACACTCCTATGGACCAGAGGGATCAGATTGTATCTAACTTTCAAGACAAAGAAAATTCTCTTGTTTACCTTGTTGCTAATCCTAAGACTGGAGGTTATGGTCTCACTCTCACTGCTAGTCATACTGTGGTGTACTACAGCAACAACTATGATTTAGAAATCAGATTACAATCAGAAGACAGAGCTCATCGTATTGGTCAAAATCATAAAGTAACTTATATAGATCTTATTGCAGAAAAAACAGTTGATGAGGTAATTGTAAAATCTTTAAGAAATAAAATTGATATTGCTACAGAAGTTTTAGGTGAAGATATGAAAACTTGGTTAGTATGATTATTTCATACTAGCCAAAGGATTGGCTAAAGTTTTTTGTATCATATCTGCAATTTTTTCTTCTAGTTCAACCATGTCTTCTTTAATATCTTTGATTGCAATTTTAATATCAGCTTGGTTCTCACGAGAATCCTGTTTTTGATTTTGTTCTACGTCTTCGATTATAGATTCAACTCTTCGTAAATCTGTACGAAGGTCATTTTTTAATTCATTAGCTACATCTGATACTAAAGAAACCTCACTTAGTAACATAGTCATCTCTTGCATAATCATATCTACTTCGGTTTGTAAGACTTCTAATTTTGTTTCAAAGCCACTCAAATCAGGGGCAGAATAATTCAACATGGTTTGCTTCATGTCTTGGTAATCCTTGAACGCAACAAAGCCGCCATACAGCGACCCTATAAGAGTTCCAAGAGCAAGTAAGATACCAAAGACCTTACCTCCTTTAAATTTCAATCCACCAAATTCAGCTTCCATTATTTATATTGTGCATCTACCATTTGATCGTAAATGGTTTTGCTTCCTCCAAATAAAATATATCCAGCTATATTATTATCAGAAATCGCTGTATCAGGCAATGTATCATTGTTAAAAAACCCTTCTATATTAGGTATGCTTTGTTGTACATCAAAAAAATCTTTTGAATTACTTAATATATTCATAACTATTAAAGTTTTAATTTGATTACCTGCTTCATACCTACCTTTATCACCCATGTTTTTAACTATTTTTGTAGCTGCTTTTTGTTTAGCTGTAGGTTCTTTTTTAGGTTCATCAACTTCTTTTTCTACCTCTTCAGGCTCGGGTTCTTGTTCTGGTTCGGCTTCAATTTCTTCTGTCTCTTGTTTTGTTTCTTCAGGTTCAGCCTCTGGTTCGGGTTCC